TGATGTTGGAAACTGCCAAACTGAATCTAATGTAATTGTAGTTTGTCCTGCAGTAATTGCACCATCTAAATAACTAAATACTCCATCTGAAGTTCCATCAGATGCTGATCTATAAATTGTATAAACGGATTGACCTGCTACAAATGAAATATCATTTGATGCTACTTCCCAATAATGTAAACCCCTGTTGCTCCATTCTTGAAACATAATGTTCAACGAGCGACGAGCGGCTTTCATTTGGTTACCAGTATTATTGATAAGACCAATTCTTTCGTATGACTCTTCTATGATTTCATCAATAGTAAAAGTTTTTTCAAAAACTGTAGTGCCTGAAGAGGTAGCCATACTTGACTCCTACTTTTCTATAAATAACGTAACAGTTAAGCTCGTATTTGAAACAACTCCAATACCATCAACAATTGCAGTACCATTTCTTGCGGCATATAAAACGCCATCTTCTGGAAGATTTAATGTTTCAGTTTGGTTAGCACCAACAGAAACTGGAATATAAACTTGTGTATTAGTTGATGTACTTACAGTTGTAGTATTTGCTAAACCATTAATTATACATGTTCCTGCAGTTGCAGTACCATTTTGTACCATGTAACCTCTTAATCTTGTAGGTCCAGTAAACAAAACTAAAGTACTTGTAGCCGCTGGACATATTACCGGTTTTACATCTGATTTAAATGCCATATTTTTTCTCCTTATATTAAGGAGCCCTTTCGAGCTCCTTAAATTAATTTATTATAGTGCTGCTAATGCTGCGTTTTGACTATAAGTAACAACGATTCTTGCTTTACCTGCACTTGCAGAGTTAGCAACTGTTATTCCATATAATTCAACATCAGAAGTTCCTACAGTTCTCCAAGCATCTGCTGCTGCTGGTAACATTGAAGCTCCCGTTGCAGTTGCTGATACGTTAGTTGCTGCTGCTAAATTTGTAGCACTTGATGAACTTTTACCAACTGCAATTGTAGTTGTGCTTGAGCCAGTAAATAATGATTCTACTTGAATTGACACACTAATGATTTGACTGTTCGCTGGAATTATAATTCCAAGAGCAGTAGCTGTTGTTGTTGCGTTTGTTAATGCTACAGTTGATGATTGAGTTAATACAACTGGTCCAATGTTTTTAACATTTGTTCCAAGTGTAGTTCCTGTAGTATCAACGATTGTTCCGGCTCTAACTGGGCCTGAAAAAGTTGTATTTGCCATAAGTATATTCTCCTAGTTTTTCCAATCTAGTCTCTAGGCTTGTCGACTATACGCGTCTAGATCAGAAGGTTATGTATAGTGCTTAATATATAACTGAATTTATTGAATAGCGCAAGGGATACCTGCATCGAAAATCTACTTTTCGGATATAAATAGCTAGGTTTAGCTAGCTACAGAAAACTCAGGAGCAGCCATTTCTACTTTAATTTGTCTTGTAGCTATTTCAGCTTCAGACATCTTAATTTGGTTAATGATTTCACGAATTTTTTCGTCAATCCTAACCATGTCAAGAGTATATATTCCCTCTTGAACGTAGTGTTGCTCCCAATCAAGTTCTAGGGCTCTCTTCTTTGTGTAAAGAGCTTGAACGTGATTTATCATCTACAACCTCCTCATAGGTTATCCAGCATTTATCTTTAGCAAAAGATCGCATGCTGTCTTTTAGTAATATACCTTTTTTTCCTATTTTGTCAAGGATAGCTAGTTCTATACTTTCTGCACTATCTTCAGCTTCAATGTCAAAATTAGCCATGTGACCATAAGCTCTAATTTTTACTTGAAACATTTTTGTCATAATTCTTTCTTTCTAACATAATAATGGGGTGAGATATACCCACCCCATTAAATAAAATTTGCTTAAATATTAAGCAGATCCTGATGATCCGAAGATACCTCTAGGGTCAGACCAGCCGAAGCTGTATCTTTCTCTAGCTTTGTATCTAACGTTACCAGTATCAAAATCACCTTCCATAGCAGTTTTGATAGGTGCTCTTACGAACATCTTCATACCGTTTGGAACGTCAGTTTTGATAAAGAATGCATCAGTATCAGTTAAGAAATTGTTAACCACGTAACCTTGTGGAACCATTCCCATTGATTTGATCGCATTGATATCGTTATCAGCAGTTTGTGTTCTTCCAGCTGATTTCATTAATCTTTCCGCAGTGAATTGTAATTCTTTTGGAATGATTAATTTAACACCTTGAGCTGCAATTTTTAAACCACGCTCATCTGTGAACGAGTTGATATCAATCAACGATTGTTCAAGAGAAGTTTCGTTTAAGTCAGCTTGTGTAGCCAATGTATTACTGAATGAACCAGCAATAGTTGGGTGTGATAAGTTTATTAAAGAAACTCCGTCACCACCTACATAAGATGTACTGAAACCGTTGTTTAGAACGTTAGCTGCAGTTACTTGTTTAGTGTTTGCCATAGATCTTGCTAAAGCTTTTGTATATCTAGACGCAAGTCTGTCATACAAATTGTCCTCAATCGCTTCTTCAGTGATTGCGAAAGCAAGTGCTACGGTATTATGAGTGTATCTAGCTGTGAAAGTTTCTTGCGCATTGTCAAATACAACTGCAGATCCTTCCGGCTTGATTTCCGCGTTAGCGAAACCTGATAACATTACTTCCTCTTCGAAAGCTCTGTCTGAAGTTTCAGTATCGAAAATTTCAAGATGCTGATTCTCGTATCTCTTATATTCCAGGCCGAATAGTGCATTCAATCCTGGTTCTAGTTCTTTGACTAGCTGTCCTCTTGATATAGCCATATTCTTATACTCCTGTAAATTGTTTGTAGAAATGGTTATTAATAATAGCAGTTACTACTACGTTTGTAGCGTAAGTTGTATCATTTAATAATTCATTATTGAAGCCTTTTGCAACTCCAATGACACGAATTTGAGTAGTATCGTTCGCATTCAATTGCGATGTATTTAAAGTAACTTTAGATACATAGTTAGCTGAAGATCCAGCTGTATAATGTATATTTCCGTTTAAGAAAATACTTGCAATTGGTAGAGTCGAACTAGCTTGTATTTCGTATCTCTCGTAAGGGTCGTCACTAACATAACCGACAATGTCAGTAGCAGTATTTGCTGCCGCTAAATTGTTCGCCCATGTTGGTTTCTTAGTTGAAGCATTCGTAAAGAAAACTCCGTTAAGTGAACCTAATAATTGAGAAGCACTTGTAGCTACCGTAATGTATCCAGTTCCCGCTGCTGTTACTGGGTCATTTTGATAGATAGCTGAAGAGCTAGCTGCAATTCCGTATTCACTTAAACCTTGAGCATCTCTATTCTGTCCAACTTTGCCTATCGGTAATAAACCGAAGGCTGCGTTTGGGTTAGCCATAGTTTTTTTCCTTGTTTAAGTTTTTATTTACTTTGTTGATATTACAAAAAAATTATTTTTTGTTCGTACCACCAAAAGTTACACGAGTCTGCCTCTCACTATTGATTGGCATACTTGGGTGCTGATCCTTATAAAGGTCGTTATTTACTGCATCTTCTCGATCCTTAGTTTGTTTTGCAAAATAAGCATCTCTAGCTGCTGCAACCTCTACAGGTATCCTTGCCAGCGCAAGGCCACCATGCCCGATTACTCCCGCGTATTTTCCTTCGCCTATCGTTGAATAAGTTTCACCAGGGTATTCATCAGATCTAACTAATTCCCATCCTGATCTTAATTTACTTGAAACATTTTTAGTGTCATCTTGACCTAAAATTTCAAGCCTTATCCATCGGTGTTTAAAACCGTCCTTAGGGCGCGGTGCATCTAAACTTGATGGTGGAGTCCAAGTTGTAGGTCTCTTTTCAGTAGTCCTAGTTTGGCTCGCACGTGGGGTCTTCATTTTTTCGTTTTCCATATGCCTATACCTCCTTCGTGATATTTAATTGTTTCGCATATTCTTCTAATGGCACTCCTAATTTTTTAGCGATAGCAACTTGAGAAGGTGTGAGTCTCACAGTTTTGCGACCAGGTTTTACACTTCGCTTCGCTGAAGCTACTACTTGTGTCGGTCTAGTCGTTTCCGTTGTTGCAATCTTATCAAATTTATGGGGAAACTCAAGTCTTATTCTTTTATCAATTTCCACATAATATTCGTCACTTGCTGGGTCATAACCTTCATCATCTACAAGCTTTTTATGTATGTCAAAAGCCGTATAAGTCATAGCTGAATCAGAGCCAAACCACTTGTTTTTAGATCCCCAAGACTCTGCTTTTGGATCTGGTCTAACTTCTTGTTCAAATGACC